TCCTGAATATGTTGCGTATCAGAATGAGATACGCGATGACTTAATGGGAACGGATTGGCCATTCAAGACTGATCCGGTCTCATTCATTGTAAACGCCGGCTTATCTAATAGAGGAGCCGATATTGATAACGTAATAAAACCTATCTTAGATACGTATCAAGGTATCTTTGAAGAGTTTAATGATAACAAGGTATACTATGTCGAACTACACAAAGAAATCGTTAGCAAGGGAGAAGAGTTTCTCAGGATTAGAGTTACCTCCCATAACGGAGCTTGAAGAATACGAATACACTAAACAAAAGAAACAAAAGAGGATGCGTAATAAATTCGAAGCGTCTAAGCAAAGACGTATTAGAAGATTACATAGAGAAGAAAGATGGAATTAAATGGCTTATGTACAAACAGCATGTCCACACTGCAATTCATCGGACGCGTACACTATATATGATGATGGAGCTTACTGCTTCTCATGCCAATACTCAACTAAAAAGAAAGACTATGATATGAAAGATGTAATACAAGAAGATAATGAATCAGCATTTACATTTGTTGAAGACATTGCTTCATACAAAAGTTACCCTATAACTTCGCGTAAGATATCACAGAAGGTTGTAGACTACTTCAATGTGAAGATGTCTGTTGATTCAGAAGGTAAACCTGCTTCACACTTCTATCCGTATACTAAAGACGGACAAGTGGTAGCATACAAAGAAAGAATATTACCTAAAGATTTCCGTACACACGGTGATTTTAAGAAGACAGAATTGTTTGGCCAAGCACAAGCAGTAGGCTCTAAGACTTTAGTAATTACTGAAGGTGAGCTAGACTGTATGGCTGTAGCTGAAGCATTCATGTCTCACTACAAAGATAGAATATTTCCTGTAGTTTCTTTACCATCTGCAACAGGTACTCGTGCTCTGCTTGATCAGAGAGAATGGGTTAATAAGTTTGAATCAGTTGTACTAATGCTAGACAATGATGAAGCAGGTAAGAAATCACTAGAGCTATGTGCTAAGATCATAGGTGCAGGCAAGGTTAAGATCGCCTCTCTCAGAGGTAAAGATCCTTGTGAATCACTACAAAAGTATGGTGCTAACGCCATACTACGAGCCATCTGGGATGCACAGACATGGTCTCCTGCAGGTATAGTAGTAGGTGAAGACATATGGGCAGAGTTTCAAGCAAGACAAAACACAGAATCAGTACCATACCCTGACTGCTTGCAAGGTCTTAACGATAAACTTAAAGGCATACGTCAAGGTGAAATTACTTTGTTCACCTCAGGTACAGGCTCAGGTAAGTCTACTGTTATTAAAGAAATTGTTTTAGATTTACTAAACAAAACTACAGATAAGATAGGTCTTATATCTCTTGAAGAATCAGTAGGTGATACTGCAGAAAAGTTTATATCAATGCAGCTGCAGCGACCTGTAATGGATCCTCCTCCTCTTACTAATGAAGAGATTAGAGCAGGCTTTGATGCTGTATTCGGAGATGAAAGACTAGTACTGTTAGATCATCAAGGTTCTGTCGGTGACTCAAGTCTTATAGATAAGATAGAATACATGGCTTTAATGGGATGTAAGTACCTAGTACTAGATCACATTACTATTGCTGTATCAGAAGGTACAGAAGGATTATCAGGTAATGAAGCTGTAGACAAAATGATGTCTGACTTACTTAAAGTAGTTAAGAAACATAACGTATGGCTCGGCTTAATCTCACACTTACGTAAAGCTCAAGGTGGTACAAGAAGTTTTGAGGAAGGTAAGCTTGCTTCTATCGATGACATCAAAGGTTCAGGCTCTATCAAACAGATATCATTTGATATCATTAGCTTTGCTAGAAACTTAATAGCAGATGACGATCAAGAACGTAACACAATAACGTTCAGAGTATTAAAGTCTAGGTTTACAGGTCTAACAGGTAACGCTGGTGCTGCGACTTACGATATTAATACTACAAGATTAACTAAAGCAGGAGACTTTAGCTTTGAAGGAATTCAGATATGATAAAGCATATCTTAAGGTAGCTCATGTATTTAGTGAGCTATCTTATGATGAACAGATAAAGGTAGGAAGTATAATAGTCCGTGATGGACGAGTACTTTCTCAAGGATGGAATGGTATGCCTGCTGGTATGCCTAATGAAACAAGACATGTATGTAAAACAACTCGACCAGAAGTTATACACTCAGAAGCTAACGCACTTATGAAGTTAGCTAGAACAGGTGGAGGTTCTGAAGGAGCTACAATATATACAACGCATTCACCCTGTATGGAATGCTCTAAACTTATACTACAATCAGGGATTATTAGAGTAGTATACGACGAGACGTATGATAGCTACGCGCTACAATTTTTAAAAGAAAGAGGACTGGATGTCAAAACCTATAGATCAGGTGACCAAGTACCTATTAGACAAAGTAGAAAGGATAAACGTAAACAATCCGAAAGCTAACTCTGGTGGCGTGCTTTTAAAGTTACATAAAACATACGAAGAAGATATGGATATGTTTGTGAACATCGCATTGCAGACAATACAGATACTATTTACAAAAGACACTAGTGATAGTCCAGCAGGAACATCACAGCTAACTAACACATCATTTAAAATAGGACAACATATACACCGTATACTTAAACGAGATAAAGTGCCGTGGTCTATGGAGCTAAGACTAGGTGATTTGTTTGTTGAAGCATTTTACAACTGTGGTTATATAGATTTATATTACCCAAGAATAAGAGACAGCAGCCATATAATATCTGCTACACCTAAGTGGATTGAGCTTGCTGACTTACATGAAGCAACTACCCGTATTAATCTAACAGCTACGATTACTACGATACCAAAGTCTATTACTTCTATGGTGCAGCGAGATCGTCACCTAGTTATAAAGAATAAACTTAAAGATGATAAGTTAGATCTAAGTCAACCGTATATTAATGCAATGAATAAGCTACAGAAAACTGGTTGGCGTATCAACAGAAGAATATATGATGCACTAATAGATAACAAAGGTAACTTCTTACAAGAAGAACCTTATAAAGATAACGATGCTAAAGAAATGAAGCGACGTAGTAAAGCTATGGAGTGGAAGTTTATTATGTCTAAGGCAAAGCTATTGAAAGAGCAAGATGTATTCTACCAGTACGTTGATGCAGACTATCGAGGTAGAACTTATTACATAGAACCTTTCTTAAACTTCCAAGGCTCAGACTTATCTCGTGGTATGCTTAAGTTTGCACGCGGTAAACCTATGACAGACGCTGGGTTATTCTGGCTTGCAGTGCATACTGCTGTTAGCTATAACGAAAGCTATAAGATAGATGAGATACCTGACTGGGTTGAACAAGATTATAAGGGATATCTTAAATCAGAAGGATTAGAAGATATTTCTGTAGACAAGATGACACTCGAAGATAGAGTTAACTGGGTAAACAATAACATGAACTGGATTGTAGACTTAGGGCAAGCTGCTTCTTTTGTACCTTGTGAAAAGACTGTATCATTCTTAGCATGTTGTATTGAATGGTACGACTATCATGAAGCTAAGAAAGATCATAGACTTTTTATGACTCACTTACCTATACCGATTGATGGTAGCAATAACGGCTGGCAACATCTTGGTTCTATATCTAAAGACGTACAGACAGGAGATCTTGTTGGTTTAATTCCTATTGAAATACCTAAAGACTTCTACGTACAAACAGCTAAAGAACTAATCAGCTTAACTAAAGACGAACGACTATGTTCTATATTAAACTCAATGCCTATGAAACATATACGTAAAGGTATAACTAAACGTGGATCTATGACGCGAGCTTACTCTGCAGGTGCAGGTAAGATAGCTGAGAACATGTTCTTTGATTGTAAAGCAGAGGACTACCACACTACATACGGTATTACTCAAGATGATTGCAATAAGTTTGCAAAGATTCTAATCAAAGCTATAGATAAAGTATGTCCGGGTCCATTAAATACTATGGCATACTTGCAACAACTAGCTTCATTTGAAATAGGAAAGTACAAGAAGTTTTCTCCTGATGGAGAGCCTGCTGGTAAAGAATACACTGATGTTATTACTAGGCAGAAAGAACTTTATGTACAGAAAGATAAGACAGATGAAGAACTACAGGAACTAAGTAAGCTAGTACAGTTTATAAACTCATACGAATCAAGAAAGATTTATGGTAACGGTGAGGATAAACTATGCTGGACTACACCATCAGGTTTTCCTGTAGAGTATACTAACTTTCAGATGCAGCGGCGTAAAGCTAAAGGTACTATAAGTGGGTATACAACTTACAATAAACGAGGAGCAGTACAACACTGTGCACAAGTAGCAACTAAACTTCCTGATATAAGAGGATTTATGACAGGAATATCTCCTAACTTCGTACACTCTATGGATGCTAGTCACATGGCATTAGTTATAGATGACTGGAACGGAGAGTTCGGTGCTGTACACGATAGCTTCTCAACTCACGCGTGTGATGTAGAGTTATTACTCGCTCACACTAAACGTAAATTCATAGATATGTATGATGTAGATAACTTCTACAACTATATTGAAGGAGAACTAATAACAGATAAAGAAGGAATAGATGTTGAACAACCAGAATTAGGTAGTCTAAATATAAATGACATAGAAGATTCTGACTATTTCTTTGCTTAAGGAGGAGCTAAATGCCTAGAAGTTATAACTATCTGGCACTACGAGGCGCTGATGTAGATGATAAAGAACTACAAGATCAGTACCCACAGATACCAGA